TTATGGCGACATTTTTTCGCCTCCCTCGAATGCGTAGGGCTGATCTGTTCCTGCGCGGTTCCTGCGCAATGCGCCGGGTGCGAGGGCTTCCAGATCGGAAATGATGGCCTCCAAGGCTGTTACGACGGTCGGATATTCGCCGATCGCGTACACCTCGGTCTGACTGCCCGAGCGGTGTCCCATGAAGCCTTCAAGGTCCCAGCGCGTGGCACCGCGATTGCGGACCAGCGTCGCCAGACTGTGACGAAGGACATAGGGTCGCATCTCTTTGACCTGGGGCATGTCGAGATTGATCAGCATCGTGTTCCATGCGCGGTCCACGTCCTGAATTCCTCGGCCGAAATAGTTCACCAGCCACCCGCGCCCTTCGCGCGCGTCGGGTGACAGGCTCTGGTAAATCGCCAGCTCCTCGCGCAGCCAAGCATCCAGCAGCGGCAGGACGGGCAGCAAGGCGCGGTGTTTCTTGTTCTGGGCGCGGCCACGTGGATTGAGATCGATCTGCGCTGCCCCCGGCCACCATTGCTCCCTTTCGGGCGAGACATTGATGTCGACGACTGCCCCCGGCCGCGCGATCGTGCAGATCGACGCGACAAGGAAAGCGTGAAGCGATTCGCGCTGCACGTTCGGCTCGGCCGCGTAGGTCAGCATTTTCGCCAGATCCTCGACGCCAATCCGGGTGCGTCGCGTCCGCTGAACCTGGGCAGCGGGCAGCGGCTTGAAGATCGGGCGCTTGTCGATCCGGGGCGGATCAGCATCGGCCGCGTGATTCAGGGCCGCGATCAGCTGAGCGATCGCGGCCTCTGTCGCGGCCGGGGACCGAGGGCGGCTTTTTGTGATTTCCCCCTTCCCGTTCTTCCAGACGACCGGCTGCTTCCGAGACCAGGCGCGAAAGGCGGTCACGAACGGCTTGCTGCACGCCACCGCACAGGTGGTGGCGTGTCCGAAACGCCCCTTGGCCCCTAAGGCCTGTTCGGCATCGAGGAAGGCGACGACGTGATTCAGGCGAGACGCGATCGTGTCGCCTGACACCTGATTCACGCCCCATTCCAGATTATAGTCGGCCATGGCGTCGGTCAGCAGATAGCCGCTCGCCGAAGCCAAGGGCTGGCCACACGTCTCGCAAAATGCCGCCGCTTCGCCGCGATCGGCGAGATACCGCTGATCGAGGTTGCGACGCGCTAATTCCTCATTGGCCGTACCCGTCGACGCGCTGCATCGACGTCGCGCGGCGGGGTCGTACCAGAAGACATAGAAGTTTTCGCTTCGGAGGCTTCCGTCTTTCCGCTTGTAGTGGTTGAGCCAGTATTTGCCGCGCTGGTAGATTGGAGCTTCGCGTCCCGACATTTTGCCCGATCTTTCAGATATTCATTTTTTGCGCGGTTGGTGATTTCGAACAGGCCCAGCTGGGCGAGCATATCGAGATCGGGGGCTTCCAGACGGATACCTCGCCCCGCCTCCACGGCGCGGGCGAGCTTTTGATCTAATCGGACGACGGAATGGGCGGACGCCATTATTGCCTCACTGCCGCAGGATCGACCCCCAGGCGCTGGCGCAGGTACTGGTTGATTTCGCCGTACAGCCCGGCCGTCCAATAGGCGTTGTCCCAATCGATGGGTTGCACGATCCGAGGGTCGTATTGGTACTCGATGATAAAGGGACGCGGGGCCGCGTGACGGGTAAAGTGAAAGCCCGCCAGTAGATCCCCGAGCGTCGTGCCCTGCCCAGGTAGCGCATAGCGATCGAGCGCGAAGATCATTTCTGCGGCACCTTGGTCCCACAGCTTCAGCATGACGGGATAGGCCTCGGTAGGCCCCACCGCCAAGGCCACCACGGTCAGCGCCCCATTTTGATCGAGGACCAGGGCATTTGGGATCGGGAAGCCGTCCGGATCGATGGTCGAGGCGACATAGTCGTGAAACATTTCCGTCAGGGCCTGTTTCGGTTCGGTGTTTAACGTCATGCGCTGGCCTCCTCCATGTGGCGACGATGGGCGCGCATCAGGTCGCCAATCTCGTCGACGTTGTAGTCGTCGGGCGCGGGCTGGGACCGGAAACCCATCTGGTGGTGCTTCGGCGCGGCTTGGGCGCGGCCGGGGATGTCGAAGCGATCAAGGTCGATCCCCGCCGCCTCGGCGATGGTGGTGCCGTGTGCGATCGCCGTTTCCCGCTCGGCCGGGAACGTGGTCGACCGGGCTAGAGCAAAGCACCGATCGGCGCGGCGGAATGCGTCGCAGGTCATCGCGTCGGCCCCGGCAGAAGGGGCGCGCCGGTCTTCTGGCCCGCATAATGGGCAGCGATCGCGGGGGCGACATGCTCGTGGACGGTGCGATCGCCGGGCATCACGACATTCGCGAGGAATGCCTGCTCAGTCGTCTCGATGCCCGTGTCGATGCTTTCCAGCTTCGCTTTGATGACCAGCAGCAGCGCCCGGCCGCGCTGGCGGCGCGCCTGGTCGGCGGCGTCCTCGAAAGCACGACGGCCGCGCGTCGCCTCGATCTGCTCCGGCTGGGCGAAGGGGATGACGAAGCGGATCGTCCGATCGCCGAGCGCGAATTGCAGCGTGAAACGGTCACGCGACTGCATCTGACCGATATGGTCCGCGCCGTGCCGCGCCAGCAGCGCGACGACTTCCCCCATGGATTTCTCGAAGGGTACTTCTGTCTTGGCCGCGTAACCCATCTAGCTGGCCTTCCCGAGGACGGCGCGCGTCCGCTCGGCAGTCGCGAGGATTTCGCCGCGAGCCACCCACAACATATGGCCGATCGCCGCCTGGATGGCATTGCAGACCTCCCACTGGGAATGATCCTCATGCTTGTGCACCAGGGCAGTGACTGTCGCCCCCTTGGCGGCGTTCACCGCGACCCGCGTCAGCATGTCCGTGACTTCTTGCGGCGTCATTGTCGCATTCGCCACCGGCAGATGGCGCAGGAAGACCTGCTCCAGGTCGTCGTTCAGGGCAGCCGCGATGCGCTCGGCCGGGGTGTGATGACGCGTTGCCATCACATCATGCCCAGGGCTTTGAGGTACACCTGGAGGATGGCTTCCTCCTCCTGATATTCCTCACGCTTCTTTTTGCGGATCACCATGATCTTCTTGATTTGCTTCGGGTCGTACCCGCGCGCCTTGGCCTCGGCGAAGACATCCTTGATGTCGTCCGAAATGCCCTTCTTCTCTTCCTCCAGCCGCTCGGCCCGCTCGATCAGCAGGCGCAGCTCGTCGGCGGTGACGTTGTGGCCGTCGCCATGAGCATCAGCCACGGGTCGGCTCCCGGGTTTGCCCGGCAGCCGTGCGTGCCGCGACAATGCGTTCTTCGGATGCCAGGTGGCTAAGCATCTTGCCCGCGCTTCGCGCTGCCTCGATCTGAAGATCGGGCGCGGGCAGCTTGGATTTCCAGACCGCTACTAGCTTCTCGGTGTCGCTCCCGCGCGGCAGGGACAGGGGCAGGTCGATGAGCATCGACGCCATCTCGATGCCAACGGCCATTTGGTCACAGATCTTAGCCAGGTGGTCGAGAACGTCCGCCTTCGTGACCAGCACGGGCATCGTCTCGAGGTTGCGGGGAACCTCCCTCACAGGCCCAGCTCCGGAATGACGCCGGGCCCAGCGATCATCCAGTCGACCAGCTCGGCGAGGATCAGGCCGACGATCAGGCCCGCGATCACCAGCAGGGCGATGTCATTCGGCCGCAGGTAATTGTCGGCCGGAGTTTCCTTGGGGCGGCACTCGGTACAGCGGCACGTCATCGGATGCAGCGAGGTGGGCGCGATCGGCTTCATGCGCGTGGGTCCCGTAACTGGAGGGCGGCGAAGGCGCGCAGCGTCTCGATCGAGAGGACCTGCGCGATGATGATGAGGATGACGGCGGCCAGCGCGATGCGCAGATGGCCCATCAACAGAAAGGCTAGGGCGATCCCGGCGGCGAGCCCCGTCCCGATGGTCAGGGTACGCAGCGTGATGGTCACGCGGTAGTGCAGCTCGTCGCTCATACGGCGGCCCCGGCGGCGAGCGGGGGCAGGTTCCAGACGCAGACGGCCGCATAGGCAGCGGTGCATTCAGCCCGGTCGGTCTTGCCGCATATGACGCAGAAGCGGGTGGTCGCGTCCTCTATGCCGAGGCGATGCCGCTCCAGCTCGTAGATCAGCGCAATATCGAATGGATAGACGCGGCTCAGGACGGCCAGCGTGCTGAGGTCCATCGGCACGATATCGGCCTCAATCCGCTCCAGCCATTCGGCCCGCTCGAAATCGGTCAGGTGGGGCACGGTGTCGATCGCCCCTGCCATGTCATTCAACGACAGGCGGCGACCGCGCCGCAGGGCCTTCAGGTATGCGCCGGGCGTCATCATGCCGTTTGCCCCCCGGTTGCGAACTCGATGTCGATGGTCGGCTGCATGTGCTGCTTCAGAGCGAGCGCCATATCGGCGGCGGCGACGCTGATCTGCATGAACGCCATGTTCATTCGCTGGAGCAGGGCCATCTGCTCCGGCGAGTCCTGGACGAAGTTATGCGGCAGCTGGCGAGCGAGATGATCGCGGGCGCAGCGCGTCATCGCGAGGGCCACCAACAATTCGTCCGTGTCGAGCATGGGCATCAAGGCTCCGGGCAGAAAATCACCGCTCCGCCGATCGCATCGGATCGGCGGGGGCGGCTTCGGGTCGGGTCGTAGGGAGTACGATCGATGGGAGTACGGTCGGCGGGGGCCATCAGGGCGGCTGCTGGACGTAGAGGTGCGGCAGGGGTGCCTCGAGCGCGGCGATCGCCTCGGAGACTTCCCGGACGGCTTCGCGGCGATGGTGCTCGGTTGCCTGCGGTTGCAGGGCAATGAGGAGCGCGGCGTGGGCCTCGGCAGTTTCCTTGATCGCCACCACCGTCAGACCGGGCAGTTGGCCGTCGTCGATGTCGATGACGATCGGCGCCGACACCTCGAAAAGTCGGCGATAGGTTTCGAGCATGGGCGCGCCAGCGCCACCGGCGGCGCGCCAGGCGCAGTCGAGCGCCAGTGCCGTCTCGATCGGCGGCGTGCGCGGCGTTTCAGGATGACGCCAGTCGTCGATGGTCCGCTGCGCCCGGCTGGCGATCCGCCGCACGACGTCGCTGCCGACGCGCTTCTCGATCGTCGCCAGTGCCGCGGCGAAGGACACGGGTTCGCGTGGGAGCGTCATCGCACCGATTCCAGGGATGGTCGGCGGCGCGCGGCCCCGGATGAATTCACCCACCGCCGACCCACGACGCCCCGTCGGACGCCGAGACGAATTGCGGAACCGCTGGACGACCGCAAAAGCATTGCAGCGCGATCGGCGATATCGCCGTGCGATGCGGAACAGGTCGCCAGCAGCATCAACCCCCGAGGAAGGCGCTGCTGGCGCTCGCCACCCGACTGGCGGACGAGGCAGGAAGTGATGTGCGCGCCGGTCATCGCGTCAGCTGCCACAGCTTGGCGAGACATTCGTCCGACGCGTCTTGCCCAAGATTGCGGAGGGCTTGCTCGGCCAACCCGGCGCACTCGCTGTCCGCAAGAACCACGAGGATTTGCCGCACGAATGCTGCATCAGCGGCGATTTCAGCGGGGTCATGATCGCGGCTCATGCGCGCGTTCCCTGAGTCGGCTCGATCAGCGGCGGTGCGGCTGGCGTCGGGGTCGCGTCATCGCGCGGATACAGATCCGGCCGCAGGTCATGACGCGATACTTCGCTGGCGGCCTCAAGGCCCAGCACATGCTCTGGAGGGCACTTCCTCGCCTTGTGAAGCCAGTTGTGAACCGTGGGCTGCGAAACCCCACGGCACCGCGCGGTGGCTGATTGTCCGCCGATCCGGCGGACAGCCAGCTCAAGCGCTGCGAGCATCGTGAGATTCGAGTCCATGCGCTCAACTATAAGTATGCTTATAGGTCAGTCAACACGAGACTGATGTGGCAGCCTATAATTTCGTTTATAGGGTGCCTAGCCGATGATCGGCGAACGCATCCTCCTGCGCCTCAGTGCCCTAGGGAAGAGCCAGTCTTGGCTGGCGCGGCAGGTTGGCATTACCCAACCTGCTATCAACGGTTTGATCCGGGGGTCATCCCGTTCATCCGCACACTTGCACAAGATCGCGCGCACGCTGCTGACATCACCGGAATATCTGACCGGCGAAATCAACGATCCTGACGAGAATGCTCCGCCTCCACCGCCGGAAGCGGACTTCCAAGCGGTAACGTTGGAAGTCCTATTTCCTAGCCAGCCAGCGCTGGAGCAGATGTTCGCGGGGCTTCTTCTGGCATCGGAGGGGATGTCGACGGACGAACTCGCTCACGAGCTTTCAGTGCAGCTTCCCAAAGCGCTCGCGCTTGCGCGATCCGCTCGGCCGTCGCATCGGGTCTACCAGCCCGCGCAGCGTGAAGAAGATCCTGAAGGCTCGCGTGACGCTCGGTCAGCACCTTCGCAATAGTTGCGCATCTCAGGGGGCATTCAGGGCAAGCCAACGGGCAGGCAGGACTCGGCAACAGATACTCATTCACGAATTGGGGGGCCTCCAGATGGTGGCCGGATGGGAGGCGGCGGCGAACTAACCTATGTGGGTTAACCGCCCGAGACAGGTTCAGGGGGACAGGGTGGAACAGGGACAGGCCAATATCGGCAATCTGCTCGGCATGGCGCGGACCGCCGTCGAGGCAAGAAACGATGACGAAGCGATCAGCTATTTCAATCGCGTGCTTGAGATCGATCCGACCGTGTCCGAAGCCTGGCTCGGCAAGGGATATGCGGTCGCAAGACAATCCAGCCTAGCCAATGTGCGGATGCGGGAAATGGCGGTGTCGTTCGGACACGCAATTGCCACTACACCGAAGGAAGCGCAGCCGGACACGGCACGCTTGGCGATCGCAGAGCTGACGAACATTGGCCTGAAAATTTCGATCCAGCTGCTGGAGCACGTAGCGCAATTTGCCGGTGCGCCAGGTATGGCGGAACGGCGTTCATCGGTGTCATTGGCAATTCTGGATGCGATGGACGTCGGGATGCGCTGGATGCCGGAGTTCGAGCCGGGATTGCGGTTGATCGTCAGCGCCGGGAACGATGCGCTTGCTGGTGCTCTGAGCCCATCCCAAACGGCCGAGGTGCAGGCCAAAATCGCCGAAGCGCGCAGGACCTTGCGGGTTCTCAATCCCGAGGCGGCGGCCGCTGAGGAAGCGGCTGAGGCGGACGCCGCGAAGGTGGTGCAGATGCGGGCGGAGGCCGTGGAGCAACAGCGCAAAGTGGACGGCTGGGCGATGTCCGTCGGCCTAGGGATTGCGGCCTTAGCCCTCCTGCTCTGGCTGGTCACACGATAACATGAGGATACCGATCCTTTTTGCCGTCGCCATGTTGGTCGCGCCGCAAACTATCGAAGCGCGGGGGCGATGTAGCGCGGTCGATGGCGACACGCTGCGCTGCGGCCGCGAGCGTATCCGTTTGATCGGTATCGACGCGCCCGAGATGCCTGGCCATTGCCGCGCTGGACGGCGGTGCGTCATCGGCGATCCATTCGCCGCGCGCTACAGCCTGACCCGCGCACTGGTCGCCCCTATCGCCATCGAGCGCGTCGGCCGCGACCGATACGGGCGAACACTGGCTTTCGTATCAGCCAGTGGAAAGGATTTATCCTGCATCCAACTGCGGCGTGGACAGGCAAAGTATCGTGCCGATTGGGATAAAGGCGGCCGCATCGGTCGCTGTTGAGGGGGACTCATGAACAAGTGGCGCTTCTGCCGCCTTGACGACGGCTGGTGCTGGGTTGACTGGGCCGACCACTGGCAAACGATGATCACGGGCCTTCTAGCCCTATTAGCTGCGGCAATTGCGGCGTATATCTCGGCTAACGCGTTGAGCATTGGTCGGGATCAAGTCAAAGCGGCAAGGCAACAGCTCGAAGCACAACAGCGAGATGAAGCGGATCGTCGTCAACGTAATTTGCGAGCCGCAAGGGCGGCGCTACCGGGGGTACTATCGGCAATCTGCGATCACGCGGGAAATGTTGCAAAGCTTCTAGCCGCATCATGGCCCGTCAGCGCCGTATTATATCCCAGTGAGAGAGGGCCCGGCCAAACTCCCATTATGAACATCGACGTTCCAACGTTTCCGGCGGCGCTCGTGATGCCGCTACGAGAAATTTTGGTCAACCTCGACGATCCTTATGTACATGACCGGATCGCAAGTATCTTTCGTGAGGCTCAGGTGCTTGACGCACGTACAAGGCCATTCCAATCCGGTGAACCTGTCTCTTTGGAGTGGCTAGGCAACATAATATTGCAGGCTGCAACACTGTATGCACGCGCCGAGTCGTTGGTCGAGTTCGCGCGCGGCGAGAGTGACGAGGTCGAACAAGACCTGTGGCCTAGGGTGTTCATAGCGATGAAAGTTTTGGGTTTACGCTTCGCCTTTGTCACTGAGGTAGCGGAAGAAAGGCGTCAAATTGGTCGCGCGCCCGGTGAGGGTGACCGTTTCGCTGCCTACCAATAGCCAAATTTAATACACACTGTACACACTTTCTTCTTGCTGCCCTCTGCTCTGGTATGTATATACACACTTATGAAGGGGGAAGGAGATGACGAGTAAGGAAGTCATAAAGCGGATCGGGTCGGACGGATGGTTCGAGGTCCGGCAGAGTGGGAGCCACAAGCACTTCAGGCACCCCACCAAGCCCGGAACGGCCACCGTCCCCCACCCGAAACGTGAAATGCCAATCGGGACTTTGAAGAGCATCGAGAGGCAAACGGGGGTGAAGCTGACCTAAGGGTCAGCGGAGCCCCCGGCTCCCAACCATCTCTCCCTCCACGGCTTAGAAAGGATGTGTCATGGCCATCGCATATTATCCCGCAATCATCGAACGCGCCCCGGACGGGTATGGCGTTTTCTTCCCGGACGTGCCGGGATGCACCTCGCACGGCAGCACGCTGCAACAGGCGGCGCGTAATGCCGAGGTCGCGCTGAACGGGCATATCAAGTTGTCCGTCGAATATGGCGACGAAATCCCGGCTCCGTCCGACCTGGACGCGGTCGCCCGCGATCCCGACGTCGACGAGGCGGCGCGCATCCTGGTGCGGGCCGATCTGCCCGGCAAGCAGCGCCGGATCAACGTCACGATGGACGAGAGCCTGCTCGCCGAAATCGAAAAGGTTTCGGCCAACCGTTCGGGCTTCCTCGCTGAAGGGGCGCGGATGCTCTTGGCGGCGCGCGGCTGATCCCATGACGGTGCGCGGGTTCGCCAGCCCGGCGGCGTAACCGCGCGATCGCGGCCGCCCGCTATCGCCACTGGCGTTCCCAAGCGTCGCGATCCTCGGCCCATTCGAGGCGCGCCTGACGCAGCGCGCGTCGCCGGTCATTCTCGGCGCGCAGCTCGATCGCGCGCAGCATCTGGTGGTGGGCGGGCGTCCACTCGGTCTTCTTCTTGCGGCGCTGCGACCGCATGAGGTGGAAATATCCCGCCACCAATTCTTCTGCATCGCCCATGCAAGAACGGAAGCAGAACACGGCCGTGTAGGAAATAGGCAATCCGACGCGATCCGGCGGAAAGCCCAGGTCGGCCGTGTCTTTCCTACAGCCCTGATTCTCCCTATATTAATCGGGCGGGGGATAATAAAAATCGATGGACGGGGCGTTGCGCCTGGAACCGGCTATGGCGAGCCGGAAATTGCTCATGCTGGCCTTCATTCGCGACTATATCGGTCGGTGGGGTGGCTCACCGTCGATTTCCGAAATCGCCCAGGGCACCAAATCCGGCCGGGACACCGTCAAGAAAGCGCTGCGATATCTGGAGGCGGAGGGCCTGATCATCCGTCGCCCTGGCGCGCGTGGTATCGTCCTCCCGGACCGGCTGGCGGACGCGCTGCGAGAATTGCGTGCCGCTGGCTTTATCGTCGACGAGGACGTCGTGCGCAGCCCATTTCCTCCCCTGCCGCCCGTTCCGGAGCTGGATTACGACCCCGGATGACAGTGGGGTGAATTTCGAATGACGCAGGTTTCAAGTGTAGCCGACCAGATGGCGCGCCTCATTCGCGCGACACCATGCCCGCAATATCGCAGTTCGGATGAAACCATGGTGCTGGTCGCCGCCAGCCGCGCGCGCGAGGCCGATCGCGTACATCGCCTGGTGCTCGGCAAGCCGCGCATCATGCCTGCCGTGGATACGACGGGGCTGAACAAGCAGGAGCGCAAAGCCGCGCGCAACGCCGCCACCCGGCTGCACGACCAGCGGCTGAAAGAAGACCGACGCTATACCGGCAAGGAAGCAACGCCGGAAACGCTACGCGACGTCGCCCATCGCCCCTTCGGATCGCTCATGCGGCTGTACGGCACCGGCGATATCGATAAGGATCAACTGGCAGCGGCCGAGGCGATCGAGACGGTTCATCGCCGTGTCGTGGGTGAGGTCAGCATCGCGGTTGCCAGTATCGAGGCCCGCGTGGACCGATCGCCGCGCGGCGACGGCGCATTCTACGAAGCGCTGGGCGCAGTTCGTGCCGAGGTGGCCTATACCAATTGGCGGGCCGTGCTGCCCCATGCGGCGGCGGTGCTGGATATGATCGTCAATGGCGTGGCCTTCACGGTTGCGGCCGCTCGCTATGGCATGTCGCACCGTCGCGCCAAACGGCTGCTGATCGAGGCGCTGGACGCTTGGCCCCGCTACCAGGCGGAAGCCTGCAAAGAGATCGATCCGGCCACGCTGGCCGCTGCCCATGCGGGCATCCTCTGACGGAGGGAACGATCGCCCGGCGCAAATATTATTGAGACAACCCAAAATATCCCCTCCCCAAGCGGCCACATTTCGGGCCATTTCGACCCCGCGCGAATTGCGACCCGACCGCATGGCCCGCCTCTCACCCCCCTGGAGAGGCGGGCCTTTTCGCGTCTTGGAGATGCCGAGATGGCCCCACCCAACCGTAGCACGCCCCCCGGTTGCGCGGGCCGCGCCGCTGCCGCCTCCCCCCGAGGCGAGCAGCGGCGTCACCCGGCCGACGACCTGGAAAGCGTGCGCGATCGGCTGGAGGCCCTGATTCGCCGCGTTCGTAAGGGTGCGCGCTCCCACGCCGATTTTCATGACCAGGAAACCGAAGCGCATCGGATTGCGCGCGACCTGGTCAAACCTTTCCGTGGGCCGGAGGCCCGCCCCGTTAATCCGCCGCTGTGGGTCAGCCCAGACGGCCGTTCCGCAGGATGGTGACGATGACCCGTGGTATTGACCTGACGCAACTCAACAAGGTCGCGACGGCTGGCGAGCCGCATGACTCGGTCCCCGTCACCCGGCGTTTCCTGGCGCAGGTCTATGCCGAGCTTCATGCCAGCCGCGCCGGGCGCGCCGAGCTGGACCATGATCCCTATTCGCGTCCCGGCAACGCTTATACGCCGCCCCTGAGCGCGGCGGCATGACCGATCGCCAGCACCCCGCCGCCATCGATGTCGGTGGCCTGCCCTATCTGCGCGATGCGAAGGGCTCGCTTGTCCCGCTCGCCTCGGTGAAGGCGCAGGACCTGCTCATGGATGAGACGGTGCGGGAGATGCTGGCCGAGGCCCAGGCGCTGTCCGAGCAGATAGCGGCGTTCAAGCGGCGCGCCTTCGACCGGGTCAACGCCTTTCAAGAATTGCTGGCCCAGCAATATGGCGCGACCGTGGGCGGCACGAAGGGCAACGTCACCCTGCTGACCTTCGACGGGTGCATGAAGGTGCAGGTCCAGGTGTCGGACCTGCTGGAGTTCGGCCCCGAGCTTCAGGCCGCCAAGGCCCTGGTCGACGAATGCCTGACCGAATGGAGCGAGGGCAGCGCCCATGAGATGCGCGCGCTGGTCAACCGCGTCTTCCAGGTCGACCAGCAGGGCAAGATCAATCGCGGCGCGCTGTTCATGCTGCTGCGCGTCGAGACCACCAACGAGCGCTGGAAGCGCGCCATGGACGCGATCCGGGACTCGATGCGGGTCGTGTCGACCCGGACCTACATGCGCTTCTATGACCGGGCCCAGCCGGACGCATCGTGGCGCGCCGTCTCGATCGACATGGCTTCGGCCTGATCCTCGATGCCGATGCAGCCCCCTCGGTTCGGTCGTCAGACCGCGCCGCGCAAGGCTTGGGAGCCATCGCCCTACCGTAAGGACAAGCGCAAGCGCGGCCGAGCTGGCCAGCGCGATCGCGCCCAGGTGCTGGCCGAGGAACCGTTCTGCCGCGCCTGCCTGAAGGCAGGGAAAGAGATCGGATCAGACGAGGTCGATCACATTCGCCCGCTCAGCGAAGGCGGGACGGACACGCGGGACAACAAACAGGCGCTCTGTGCCCCGTGCCACGCGAGGAAGTCCGCCGCTGAACGGGCCTTGGCCCGCCGATCGCGCCCCGACGTCGACTGACCGGGGGGGGGAGGGTCAAAAGGTTTGGTCGCCTCCCCCCGGACACCGATGGCTAACCAAATTCTCGCGCGGGCGATTTCAAAACCAAAATGATCCCCACGGAGGTGGCCTATGGCGAGTGGTGGATCGCGGCCGAATTCCGGCCGGAAACCGAAGCCGGTGGCCCTGACGCTATCGGCCGCCCAGCAGCAGCAAATCCCTGTGCCCGGCGCGACGCCGCAGATGATCCCACCGATTCACCTGTCGAGCCTGGCGCAGCTGCTGTTCGCGGACATTGCGGCGATGTTGGAAGCGCAGGGGCGCGCCGAACCCCAATGGGCCCAGATCGTCGCCCTGCTGGCCCAGCGCCTCGAGCAGGTGCAGCGGTTCCAAGCCGTTCTGGAAAGCACTGGCGACACCTGCACCAGCACGACGATCCGTAAGGTCGACGGCAAGCAGGTCACGACGGAGATGATTCGGGCGCGGCCGGAGGTCGCGATGCTGTCCGAGGCCATGCGTCACGCCCAGTCCCTGCTGGGGGATCTGATGCTCAGCCCCTCGGCCGCCATGAAGCTTGGCGGCGGGAAGAAGGACGGGCCGGGCGAGTTCGACGACTTCTAGGGTGTCGACAGCTCAAGGGCTGCCATCGAGGGACTATCCCGCGATCGCGCGCCAGTATGCGGCCGACGTCGTTTCCGGGCGCATTCCGGCTGGCAAACAGATCCGGCTGCAATGCCAGCGCTTTCTTAGCGATCTGGTCCGCAGCGCGTCGGACGATTTCCCGTATTGCTTCGACGAGGCGAAGGCGGCGCGGCCGTGTCGGTTCATCGAACGGCTGCCCCATACCAAGGGGATCTGGGCGCGCCAAAAGAAGCGCCTGATCCTCGAGCCCTGGCAGATCTGGAATTTCTGCGTCGTCTTCGGATGGTTGCATAAGTCCGGGACGCAGGCGGGTACGCGGCGGTTCCGCCGGTGGTTGCTGGTTGTTCCCCGAAAGAACGGCAAGTCGGCGGTCGCGTCGGGCCTGGCGCTCTACATGCTCTGTGCCGATGATGAATATGGCGCTGAGGTCTATTCGGGGGCGACCAACGAGAAACAGGCGTGGGAGGTTTTCCGACCTGCCCGCCTGATGGTGTCGAAGCTCCCCGCGCTGAAGGAGAAGTTCGGGATACAGCTGCTGGCAAAGCAGCTGCTTCGTCCCGACGACGGGTCGCGGATGGAGACCATCATCGGGGACCCCGGTGACGGCCAATCGCCCAGCTGCTCGATCCACGACGAGTATCACGAACACGCCGACGACGCCCAGGTCGACACGATGATCACCGGCATGGGTGCGCGCGATCAGCCGCTTCAGCTATTGATCACCACCGCCGGGGAAAACCTAGGCGGCCCATGCTATGCCATGATCCTGGAGCAGCGCGAGCGGCTTGCAGGCATCGGGCATAACGGCGGACCGCCGATCGAGGACGATACCTTCTTCGTCGAATATTCAATCGACGAGGATGACGACTGGCGCACCGAGGCGGCGCTCCGGAAGGCCAATCCCAACATCGGGATTTCGGTCGGCCTGGAATATCTGCTGTCGCGGCAGCGTGATGCCATCTCGACACCGCGCAAACGGGCGATCTTCAAGACCAAGCACCTCAATCTGTGGGTCGCGGCGAAGGCAGCCTATTTCGATATCGAGGCGTGGCGACGCTGCGCCGATCCGGAAATTCCGGTCCTGTTCGCCGAGGCGGCGGCACTGGAGTGGCTGCGCGGCCGTCGCTGCATCTTGAGCCTCGATCTGGCGTCGAAGGTCGATATCGCCGCGATCGAGTATCTATTTCCGCCGATCGACGGCCGACCGACGAAGAAAGACCCGTTCATCCGGCTCGGGCGGTACTTCCTGCCGACCAAGGCGGTGGAGGACGTCAGCACGTACCAAGCCTGGGACGCCCAGCAGCTGCTGGACGTGAACGAGGGCGACATCACCGACTTCGACGAAATCGCGATCGCGATCGCCGAGGCGCGCGACATGTTCGACGTCGAGACCGTCGCTTACGACCCGGCGCAGGCAACCATGCTGATCAATCACCTGGTCAAGCAGGGCGCGCCGGTCCTGGAAGTCCGGCCGAACGTGCTGAACTTCTCCGATCCGATGAAACAGCTCGACGCCTTCATGAAGGGCGGGCTGATTCGTCACGCAGGCTGCCCGGTCATGGAATGGCAGGTCGCCAACGTCGTCGCCCAGATGGACGCCAAGGACAACGTCTATCCCCGCAAGCCTCGCGCAGAGGCGAAGATCGACAACCCGGTGGCGCTGATCGCCGCCCTGGCCGTCGCACTGTCCAAGGAGGAAGAACCCATGGCAGCTTCCCCCTGGGATGATCCCGACTACAACATGGTGGGCGAAGAATGAGGCTGTGGCCTTTCGGCCGCGACCGCGAAGAGCGGTCGTTCGAGCGCCCGGACACCATCGCATCGTCGGCGAGCTGGGAAGAATGGTCGCAGTTCCTGGGCATCGCCAACGGAACCGTCGAGCTGCCGACCGTCACGGTCGAGAGCGCGCTGGAAGTGCCCGCCGTGTTCGATGCCGTGAATTTCCTCGAGCGCATGATGGCGACCTTGCCGCTCCATGCGTTCCGCGATGCCGCTGGCAAGGCCGAGCGGGTCGATGGCGAGCTGCAAATGCTGCTCAACGAGGCACCGAACCCCGAATGGACCAGCGCCAACTGGCGACGGTACATGTGGCACGGTGTCTTCACCGGCGGGCGGGGAGTGTCATGGATCGAGCGCAATGGCGTCAAGCCGGTGGCGATCTGGCCCATGGACCCGACCGCGACCACCGTCGTGCGTCGCAATGGCCGGAAATATTATCGGTGCGGTAGCAACGAATATCCCGCGACCGACGTCATCGACGTGACCTTCGGCATCCGGAGCAATCAGCTCAGCGCCTATGGGCCGATCCACATGGGGCGCAAGGCGATCGGCCTGGCGATCGCCATGAACAACTTCGCGGCCGGTTTCTTCGCCGGTGGCGGCATCCCGCCCATGGCGCTGGAAGGGCCGCTGCCACAGGGTAATGACGCCTTCCGTCGTGCGACCGAGCAGATTCAGCGCGCGATCGAGCTGGCCCGTAAATCCGGACGGGCCTTTTTCGGGATGCCGCCTGGGCATGCGCTGAAGCCGGTCGGCATCGATCCCGCCAAGGGTCAGATGACCGAGGCGCGGCTTTTCCAGATTCAGGAGATCGCGCGCCTTTACGGTTTGCCGCCCGTCTTCCTCCAGGACCTGTCGAAGGGCACCTTCGCCAATACCGAGCAGCAGGATCTGCAACTCGTAAAGCACCTGGTCGTCCACTGGGCGGTCATCTTCGAGCAGGAGCTGAACCTCAAGCTGTTCGGCCAGCGCCGACGCGCTCGCGAGGTGAAGCACAACCTCGACGGCTTGCAGCGCGGCGATTTCAAATCCCGCATCGAAGGTCTCGCCCGCGCGATCCAGACCGGCCAGCTGATGCCCGACGAAGCCCGCGCGCTGGAGAACCGGCCGCCCGATCCAAGCGGCGCAGGTGCCCGCCTGTACATTCAGGGCGCGACCGTCCCCCTCGGCTCCGCGCCCATTGGCCACAACGGCGGACCAGCACTCGACGACGACGCCACGTCGGAAGACGACGCATCCAAGGACCAGAATGATGCCCGCACCGAAGATTGACGGCCGCGAGACGCGCGCGATCATCACCCCGCTCGAGCTACGCGCTGCGGCTGAAGGATCGGTCCGAACCGGGGTTGGTTATGCCGCCCTGTTTGACACCTGGACCGATATCGGCGGCATGTGGCGCGAGCGTATTGCGCCTGGTGCCTTTACCAAGTCGCTACAGGAACGCGACGTCCTGGCGCTGCACAGTCACGATAGCGGTCGCGTCGTCGGCCGCCTCGGCGCGAAGACGCTGATCCTGCGCGAAGATGCCAAGGGCCTGGCCTTCGAGAACCCGCTGCCCGACACCAATGACGGCCGGGATCTGATCGTCCAACTCGACCGCGGCGATATCGCGGGCATGTCGATCGGCTTCGTATCGGTGCGTTCGGAATGGGACGAAACCAAGGACCTGACCGAGCGCACGATCCTGGAGGCGATGCTCTTCGAGATCACCTACACCGCCTATCCCGCCTACCGCGATACCGAAGTGGCGCTGCGCAGCCTCGCGCAGATCCGCGACGAGCGCCGCGACCATAATCGCGCGGGCGCGGGTGCCCGCCTCGCCGCCCGCCGCGCCCGCCAGGCGCAGATCGAGCGCGGCATCTAGTCACCGGGCCCAGCCCGAGGCGCGCGTCGGCGCTTCAATCCGACGCCCATCCCCCTGAAGCCCGGAGACCACCATGGTTATGCTGACCCAGCTGCATGAGCAGCGCGGGACCCTCGTCACGTCGGCGCGCGCCGCCTTGGCCGAGATTACCGCCAATACCGACGCCGCCCGCACCGCCGAACTGGAGGCGCGCCACGACACCATCATGGGCGAGCTGGACACGCTCGACCGCAATATCGCGCGCGAGGAGCGTGTGGCAGCGGCCGAGCGCAGCCAGGAAGAGCGCCGCGCCCGTCTGCGCCCCACCGGCGAGGACCTGGAGGTTCGCGGTCAGGACGGCACGCAGCGCGACGACCCGGCCGACGGGGATCGCCTCCACAACGAGTATCGCACCGCCTTCTATGCCCTGATGGCCGAGGGTGGCGACGTTAGTGCGCTTTCGACCGAACACCGCACCATGCTTCGTCGCGGCTATGTCGAGAATCGTACCCAGACCGTCGGAACCCCGGCAGCGGGCGGCTTCACCGTTCCGCGCACCCTCGCCAATCGCATTGTCGAGGTCATGCGCGATTGGGGCCCGATGTATGATCCGGGCATCACCGACGAAATGACGACCAGCTCGGGCAATCCGTATGACATCCCGACCAACGACGACACCGGCAATACCTCCGCGCCGCTGAACGAAGGAGCGGATATCGTCGACGATGGCTCGGGTGATCTGGCCTTCGGCCAGGCCACGCTCAGCGCCTATGTCTTCGCCACCCCCTGGTTGAAAATCAGTTTCGAACTGCTTCAGGACAGCCAGTTCAATGTCGAGCAGTTCATCGCGAAGAAGCTCGGTCAGCGCCTTGGCCGGGGTGCAAACGGCAAGCTGACCGTGGGCACCGGCCAAGGCGGCCCGAAGGGCATTGTCGTGGCCTCGGCGCTCGGCAAGCAGGCAGCGTCCGCTGCCGCGCTGGCGGCCGAAGAGCTGATCGACCTTCAGCACTCGGTCAACCAGGCATATCGCCGCTCTCCGTTCTGTCGGTGGATGTTCGCCGACACCACCTTGGCTGCGGCGCGCAAGCTGAAGGACGGCCAGGGCAACTTCCTGTGGCAGATGGGCGACGTTCGCGCGAATGCGCCCGACGTGCTGCTGGGCAAGCCCTATGCGGTGAACGACGACGTTCCGCAGATCGGCACGGGCAATCGCTCGGTCATCTTCGGCGATCTGAGCGCCTACACCGTGCGCAAGGTCGGTTCGCCGCTGATTGGCACCGTCCGCGAACGCTTCTGGCCGAAGGTCGGTATGGCCGGACTGATCCGGTACGACGGCAATCTGGTCGACGCCAACGCCGTGAAGCACCTGAAGCACGCGTAATCGACCAGGGAGGCGGGTCCTAAGCGGCCCGCCTCTTCTGCCAGCCGCAGGTGAGCCTGCCGCTCGCAAAGGAGCCCCCACCATGGCAAAATCCCCTACCGCGAAGCCTGCACGGGTTGCGAAGGTCGAAACCGCGACCGCCGCTGCGTCGGCGGTTGATACCCCGCCCGCCACCGACACCGCGTCGACGGCCGACGCCCCGCCTGCGACCGACACCGCGTCGACGGCCGACACCCCGCCCGCGATCGACACCGCGTCGACGGCCGACACCCCGCCCGCGACCGACACCGCGTCGACGGCCGACGCCCCGCCCGCGACCGACACCGCGCCGACGGCCGACACTCCGCCCGCGACCGACACCGCGTCGACGGCCGACGCCCCGCCCCCGACCGACCAGCTGGTCGCGATCCGAATGTTGGTAGGCCAGGAAGGCCCCAGCGTGACGCGGGTTCGTGGTCAGGAGCTGACGATCGGCACCGACATCGGTGCCGAGGAGGCGCAGCGCCTGATCGATGCCGACTTCGCGGTCTCGGCCTGACATGATCGGCGCGACCGTCACCATCGTCGCACCGGCGAAAGAGCCGATCGACCTGGAGGCGGTGAAGCGCTTCCTTCGTATCGATGGCAGCGCGCAGGACGATGACGTCTCGCTGCTCATCCAGGCGGCGCGGTCGGATCTGGAGCGGATTACCGGCCAGCGGCTTCTCGACCAGGTCGTGCGCGTTCAGGCTGACAGCTTCGACGATCTGGACCATTTGCCGGTCGGTCCGGTCAAAAGCATCAAGGCCGTCACCTATGGCGCGCCTGGCGCGCCCACCGCGATCGATCCCGCCAACTTGTATCTGACCGGCCTTGGCCTGGAACGCGGAATCGCGGCGGTGCCAGGCTATCGCCTGCCGCGTACCGTGGCGGGCCCGATCCTGGTCGACCTGAATGTTGGATATGGGTCCGACCCGTCTGCCGTCCCGGCCAATCTGCGCCTCGTGCTGTTCGTGCTGATCCGCAGCCGGTTCGACGATCGGCCGGTCGACGTCGAGCCGCTGCTGGTCAACGATCGGATCTACTGATGAGCGCGCTCGATAGTCGCCGGTTGAAGCATTTGGTGAAGCTTCAGCGTCCGGACACCATTGATAACGGCACTGGCGGGCGAAAGAAGAACCCGGCGACAGACGGTTGGACCGACGTCGCCATGCCCTGGGCCGAGATCATCGCCCTGCGCGGGCAGGAAGCGGTGCGCGAGAGCATCGAGCGGGCGGTGCAGTTGTGGCGCGTCACGATCCGACACCGCAACGACGTGACGCCGCAGCTGCGCCTGGTCTGGGGTGCGATCGTGATGAACATCACGGCCGCAGCGCCCAACGAGGCGGGCGACGGCCTGGTTCTGACCTGCGAGAGTGGAGGGAACGGCCGATGAGCACCGTAAAGGGCGCGCGGGCCCTGCGTCGCCGCCTCAAGCAGCTGCCCGATGCCGTCTCGGCCGAGATTGTTTCGGTCCTCGAGGATGGCGGTCAGAAAATCCGCGCCGCGATGCAGGCGCGTGCCCGGAACCGGACTGGACGCCTGATCGCCGGTGTGAAGTACAAGGTGCTGCCGAAGTCGCTGCGCCTTCAGGTCGGCCTGCTGGGCACGCCGCGCGGCCGGGCCAAGCTCTTTTACGGCTTCATCCTGGACAAGGGGCGCAGGGCGCAGACCGTCACCGTCCGCCGCTACAAGCGCGGGGCTCGGGCGAAAGAGACGGCGCACCTGAAGCATGGCGGCAACAACAACAAATCGGCCCACCTGGTGTCGGTCTATCAGATGCGCGTGCGGGGCCGGGCAGGCGACCATTTCGTGTCCGGCCGCTACCGCGAGCTGCGCGACATGATCAACCAGCGCGCGAACAAGGTGTTCGACCGCGCGCTGAAGCGGATCGGTGGTGGCAATGACTAGCGCCACAGCGGCCGTCGAGGCGACCAGCTATGACGTGCTGCATCTCGGCATCACCGGCGCTCCGGTCTTCCAGGATGTGCCCGACGATCAGCCGCTGCCGGTGGTCATCATCGGCGAGATGCTGAGCGCCCCGTACGGCCGCGCCAACGATCCCGATCGCCGCATCACCCTGACCATCATCGTGCTGACCGAGGGCGATGAACGCCGCCCCTGTTCCGACATCCAGGACCAGATCGAGGCCTTGCTCGCAGGGAAGTCCTTCAAGCGGCTGGGCTGGAACTTCCACTATTCCATCGCCAGCAGCGCGGCCGAGCTGGCCGGGGACGGCTCCGGCTACATCGGCACCACGATCCTGACGATCCTGGCCTTCAGCGACAGCTGAGAACCCCACCCTTTCATAAACCCTCGCCCCGCCTCGCCAGCGGGGCTTTTCGTATGGGAGAAGCACGATGGCGAAGAAGCTTGGCAACGATTACCTGCTCTGGGTCGAGAGCGCGACCGCAGGCACCTATAACCTGGTGAAGGGGCAGCAGACCCTGTCGGTCAGCCGCGATGCGGGCTCGATCGACACGACCAGCAAGGACGATTCCGGCTACGGCACGTCGGCCCCCGGCCTGAAATCGCTGAAGCTGTCGCTCGACGCGATCCCCAACTTGCCGGACGCCGATGGCTACACTCGCCTGGAGACGCTGTGCAATGCCGCGCCCGCCACGCCGTTCAATGTCCAGATCCGCAAGGGTGGCCAGACCGGCGCATCGCCCGCCGATGTCGTCTTTGCCGGGTCGGTCTATGGCAACATCGCGTCGACCGAATTCGGCCAGAATGACGCGGTGAAGGCCAAAATCGAATTCTCGGCCGCAGCCGCGCCGACCACCGACAAGCTCGCCTGATCATGGGCGACGCGAACGCGGTTCGCGGCGAGGTTGACCTGGTACTCGACGGGCAGAGCTTTGTGCTTCGCCCGTCGTATACCGCCATCGTCGCGATGGAAAAGAAGACCGGCCTCGCGCTGTTGCAGCTGACCCAGCTGGCCGAGCAAGGCGTGCTGACGCAAGAGGCGCAGGCGATCGTCGTCACCGAGCTAGTTCGCGGCTGGGGCCGCGAGCAGGTCCTGGATGAATATTCCTCGGCTTCGGAACGGTCGCGGGTCACTGCGCACAAAGGGGTCAACGTCGACACGATCGCGGAGCTGCTGTTCCCGGTCGGTGTGATGGCCGTGCAGCCGCGCATCGCGATCGTCCTCGGCCTGGCGGCCACCGGCGGATGCCTCCCCTCGGGGGAAGCGAAGGCGACGGGGATGATGACCCCCGAGATCCCCGTCGCCGACTAGCGGGCATCGCGTCGGCCGCCCTGGGGTGGCCCGCCGCGCAGTTCTGGAAATCGACACCGCATGAGTTCTGGGCCGCTTTCGAGGTCTGGAAATCCATGAACGTGTCCAGCGAGGAGTGAGGCGATGGCGGATGCGACCGACGTCAAGACGCTCCTCCTCCAGGTGGATGCCTCGGTGGAGCTGCTGCGGCGAAACCTCAGCGCCGGGCAGGCGCAGGTGGACCGCTTCACCTCCGAGACGCAGCGCCGCCTGGACGCCACCGATCGCCGGTTCGGCGAGTTCGGCCGTCCCCTGGCGGGCATGCAGACGTCGATCAATGCCGCCCGCCGCCAGATCGCGACGATCGGCACGGCCGTCGAGCAGACCGAGGGGCGCATCCGCGCCTCGACCAGCGGCATCAAGGCCGCGCTCCTCGGGTCGGCGTCGGGCCTGGCCGCAGCCTTCTCGGCCGATCGCGTGAAGGATTATGCGGACAGCTACACCCGCTACACCAATCAGCTGAAGGTCGCCGGGTTGGAGGGCATCCAGCTCGCCAAGACGCAGAACGACCTTTACGCCGTCGCCCAGCGCAATGGCGTCGAGCTTGAATCGGTCGGCACCCTTTACGGCAAGGCGGCGACGGCCGCGAAGGAGCTGGGGGCATCGAACGCGGACCTGCTCCGCTTCACCAGCGGCGTGTCAGCCGCGCTGCGCGTCCAGGGCGGATCGACCCAGGAGGCGAGCGGCGCGCTCCAGCAGCTGGGGCAGCTGCTCGGCAGCTCGCGCGTGCAGGCCGAAGAATTCAATTCGATCGTCGATGGCGCGCGCCCGATCCTCCAGGCCGTCGCGAAGAACCTCGACGGGGCGGGCGGCTCGGTGTCCAAGCTCAAGCAGCTGGTCAACGACGGCAAGGTGTCGAACACCGACTTTTTCCGCGCCTTCCTGAAGGGCTCGGCGGATCTGGAGGCGCAGGCCGCAAAAGCGAACCTGACGATCGGCGCGTCGCTGACGATCCTGAACAATGCCCTGGGCAAGTATATCGGCGAGACGGATGCCGGGCTGAGCGCGACAGCGCGCCTGTCGAACGCGATCGTCGCCATGTCGGAGAATTTGGACACGCTGGTCCCCGCCCTGGCCATAGTCGGCGCGGGATTTGCGACCCGCTTTGCAGCGGGGCCTGTGGCGGCGGTGGCGGCCGAGGTGCTGCTGCTGACCAAGGCGCTGGATGGCGAGCGCATCGTACTCTTAAGCGGCAAGGCTGCGGCGGCGCAGAAGGCGGAATTTGCCGCAGCGTCGGCGCGGACCGAGGTCGCCGCGATCGAGGCGACGATCGCGGCCCGCCGTCAGGATCAGGTCGCGATCGGCGAGACGATGGCGCTGATCGAGGCACAGCGCGCGGAATCGCTGAAGGCGGCCGAGCAGCAGGCCTTCAACTCGAAATTGAATTTCGGGCTCGGCCGGGCGGTGACGTCGGCCGATGCGGGGCGCGTGAATGCCGACCTGAAGGCGCAGCTTGTCACCAAGCGCGCGCTGGCCACCGTCGACGCCGAATTGATCGAGCTGGAGAACGCGCTGGCCGCTGCCCAGGGCCGCGCCGCAGCCGCCTCGACCGCATCCACGGCGGCAGCGGCGGAATTGACGATCGCCAGCCGCGCATCGGCGGCCGCGTCGAAGCTTTTCGCCGGTGGGCTGACGCTGATCGGCGGCTCCGTTGCGGGCGGCGCGGCGGTGCTGACGATCGGCGCGCTAGTCGCGGCCATCCTCTACGCGAACCATCAGATGGCGGAGGCGGAGGAGCGCAGCAAGGCGACCGCCTTGGCATTCCAGGGCAACGCCGAGGCCAATCGGATCTTGAACGAGCGCATGGCGCAGATGGCACAAACCGCCGGTGCCGCTGCGAGCGCCATCAGCCAGGCTGGCGGTGCGGCGGCATCATCGACCGGCCAGATGCGCAATTTCGCTGGGGCGGTCGGCGAAGCCGCGCAGAAGCTATATGATCTGGCCAAGGCGCGCCGCCATGAGCAGGTGCTCGGCCTGACGTCCCTTTCCGTCGCGGCGGAAGCCGAGGCGAATGCCGCCCAGTCGCGCATCAATGCACGCGCCCAGACCGTCGCGAACCGGAGCGTGCGCGGGCAGCTCGGCCAGTATACGGCAGCGGAGAGCCGTGATGACGAGAAGGATCGCTTCACGCTTCGCGATGCTCGCCAGCGTCAGAATGACGCGTACCGCAGCGCGCAAGCTGCCGCCAACATCCCACTCGTCGCGCGCATTAAGGAAAGCGACCGCGTCGGCGGCCGTGACGTCGACGGCGATCTGGCCCGCGTCACGCGTGACCTGACGGTTGCCAGGGAGCGCGGCATCCGGTCGCAGATCGACACGCTGGAAGCCCAGAAATTCGAGCTGACCCAGTACAAGAAATATCGGAAGGACGGCCTGTCGGCCCAAGCTGCGTCCGAGGCGGCCAGCGCTGACGCCGCGTCCTTCCGCAGCGCCTCGGCCGGGGCGCAGGGCGATCGCAATGCCCGCATCAGCCGGACCGCGCGCAACAAGGCCGATCGCGAGGCCGACGCGGCAGCAAAGCGTGAAATCGCTCAGGTGCGCGACACGGCGTCCGACACCCGTGCTTTTGCGTCGGCCGAGCGCCAGGCGAACAACGATATCGCGGCCGCCCGCGCCGACCTGACCAATTCCGCCGTCGAGCGTGCCGCGATCGAGAAGTCCCGGATCGAGGCCGAGCGGCAAAGCCGGAACGAGGAGCTGGCCCAGCAGGCGAAGCAGGGCAGCCTGGGCGACGGCGAAACCGGCCAGCAGCGCCTGAAGACCCTTCAGGCCAAGAACGACGAGCGCGCGGCCCTGGAAGCGCAAGTCGTCGACGCGCGCGAGCGTCAGCGGATCGCCGACGAGGCGCTGGCGCTGGCCAGCGCCGATCGGTCCAATCATACGGACCTGCTGAAGGCGCAGGGCAATCTGGTCACGTCCGCATCGGATCGTCGCGATCTGGAGCGCCGCATCCTCGACATCCAGTATGAGGAAGAGCGGGCAAAGCTGGAAGGCGTCCTCGCCTCGCGCGACTCCACCGAGGCGGAAAAGAAAATCGCCCAGCGCCGCAAGGAAATGCTGGGCGACCTTCAGGCGGCCGACGAAAAGAACGTCGATCGCCAGAATGCCGGGCCGCTCGACCAGTATCGCCAGCGCCTTCAGGCCGCGACCGGCGACATGAAAGAGGCGCTGCAAAGCGTCGAGGTCAATGGCCTGGAGTCGCTGGAGAGCGGCCTGGCAAGCATCATCAGCGGGACCGAGGACGTCGGCTCGGCCTTCAAGAAAATGGCCGAGAGCATCATTTCCGACCTGGTCCGGATCGGTATTCAGAAGGCGATCCTTGCCGCGATCGGCGGCTCCACGGGCTTTGGCTTCGCGGATGGCGGCTCGCTGTCGTCGATACCAGGGCGCGCCAATGGCGGCTCCCTGGGCGGCATGATCAGCGGGCCAGGCACCGGCCGGTCGGATAGCATCCTCGCCCTGCTGAGCGGTCCTGGCGGCGGTGCGGTGCGGCTGTCGAACCGTGAGTTCATCATGAACGAGCGCGCGGTGGACTATTACGGGGCCGATACCATGGCCGCGATCAATGGTCGTCGCCTGCCGCGCTTCGCCACCGGCGGTTCGCTGTCCGGGGCATCGACCCCGTCCAGCATCATTCCCACCCGCGCGCCTGCCCTGTCCGCGCTGAGCAGCCCGGCGCTGGGCGGGGCGTCGGGCAATGTCACCGTCTCGATTGCGCTGAGCGAGGACCTGGACGCCCGGATCGACAACCGGGCGGCGGGTGTCGCCGTCCAGGTCGTGAAATCCGCCGCGCCCCAGCTCGTCGAGGCGTCAGCGTCCGCCACGGTCGCGATCCTCAAGCGCCCCAGCCTCTAGGACTGCCATGGCCCTGATCATGCCGCCAGCGGACCTACCGCTGAAGAACGTAAAGTGGCGTCTGCCGTTCGCCGCCCAGGTCAATCGATCCGGATGGACCGGCACCACCAAAACGGTCGGGCTGCCCGGTGCGCAGTTCTGGACCGTCAGCGGGAATTTCCGCGTCCTGATCGGCGAGGACCGGGCGAAGCGCTGGCGCGGGTTCTTCGTCAGTCTCAACGGGCCGGTGCACCGCTTCCCGATCGTCGCGATCGAGAGCGCTCGCCAAACCAGCGCGGCAAACCCTACCGTGCGGTCGGGCGCTGGCAGCGGCAATAGCTGCCCGCTCCAGGGCCTGCCCGCCAATGCTACCGTCTTGGTGACGGGCGACCTGATGACGGTATTTCTGCCCAGCGGGCATCGCCGCCTCGTCTGCCTGACGCAGGATCTGGTGACGAATGGCCAGGGCCTGGCGACGGCGGTCTTCGGCCCCGAGCTGGGCGAAGCGCCGGCAGCAGGCGCGGCGGTCGAGATTCAGCGTCCCTACGCCGTCGTGGCGCTGACCAGCGAGCCGCCCGGCTGGGATGTCGAACCTGGGCAGATGTACCAATTCGCCGTGACGGCCGAGGAGCGCCGATGAGCCGCCCCGATGCTGCCGCCTCGGCCGCGCTCGACGCGTCGGTCATTCGCCCGGTCTTCTTCTGCTACCTCGATATTGTCGGCGACCCAATGCGCGCCTGCACGGCCGGGCGCAGCTTCGGCTTCTCCGGTACTGGCGACGTCGACCTGGACGGCTTCACCTTCGACGGGATCGATCCGACCGTCGTCGATATCGGGCCCGTCCGGAACAAGGATGGCGGTGCCGATGCGGTGACGGCCAAGCTGTCGGGCATCGTCGCGCTTGATGCCGACCTGCTGAACATCATCGGCAACAAGGCCAATTGGCAGGGGCGGACCGCGCGCCTGTGGCGGATGATCCGCGACGAGAACGGCAACCAACAGGGCGGGGTCCAGCACTATTACACCGGCTGGATGACGTCGCTGGCGATCGGCGGATCGCCCGAGAGCCAGACTATCAACCTGACGATCGAGAGCTATCTCGCCGCCTTCAGCAAGGCGTCGGGGCGCACCTATCTCGATCAGGACACTTTCGACCCTGGCGACCAGTCCGCGCGCGCGGCGATCGCGGTTGCGAACGGCATGTCGGGCAGTCCGCTTGTCAGCAACACCCCCACGCAAAGCCCAGCCGGTGGCGGGGGCGGAATGTACAGCCGGATGGAGGCGCTATGATCCGGCTGCCCGATTGGGAGGCACGTCTGCACGCCTATATGGCGGCGCTGGACGGGGCCGTATTCGCCTGGGGCGAGCTGGACTGCGCGCTGTTCGCGGCCGGGGCCGTGGAAGCCATGACCGGCATCGATCCCGCTGCCGCCTATCGCGGGCGCTATACGACGGCGATCGGATCGGCGCGCGCGCTCCGCCGCTATGGCGCGGGATCGCTGGCCGAGACGATATCGGCGGACTTTCCCGAGCGGCCGATCGGCCACGCCCGGCGCGGCGACCTGGTCATGGTCGACGGCATGGTCGGCGTGTGCATCGGCACCGATGCCATCTTCATCGGCGAGCAAGACGGGGCGGCGGGCCTGGTCCGCTATCCGCGCGCAGAATGGGCGCGCTGCTGGGGTGTCGGCTGATGGCGAAGGCGCTGAAAATCGCCGGAGCCGTCGTTGCGGTCGCGGGCCTTGCGATCGTCACCGGCGGCCTGGCGGCCGGTGCGTCGCTGAGCTTCATCATGTCGGCCAGTTTCGGCGTGGGCAGCCTGACGGTCGGCGGTCTGATCGCGGCCAGCGCCGTGCTGAACACCGCCGGGTCGCTGCTATCGCCGAAACCGAAAGCACCGGCGACCAGTGAGGCGAACGCCAATCGCCTGACCGTTTCCATGGATGTGCGGGCTTTTCGCAAGACCGTGGTCGGATCGACCGCGATGGCGACGGATCTGCGCGATCAGGAATGGTCGGCCGATCAGAGCATCCTGCACCGCTTCATCGTTTGCGCCAGCCATCGTTGCCAGGCGATCCGCGAGATCTGGTTCGACGACAAGCTGGCCTGGTCGGCGACCGGCGGGGTCCAGGCTCCCTATGTCGGCTATCTCGACGTCACGCCGGTCCTGGAAGGTTCCGCCGCCAACGCGATCAACATCGGCGCGCGCATGGGCAACACCCGGCGGTATACCGGCCTCGCCTATGTGTATCTCCGCTTCAAGCTGACGGGGAACGGCAAGAAGGCCGAGTCGCCCTTCGCATCGTCGATCCCGTCGCGGGTCACGATCGTCGGCGATGGCGCGCTCTTCTATGATCCCCGCCTCGACTCGACGGTCCCCGGTGGGTCGGGCCCGATGCGCGCCGATGATCAGCGCACCTGGGCCTGGAGCGCCAGCGCCTGCCGCAATCCGGCGCTGGGCCTGCTGTTCTTCCTGCTGGGCTGGCGCATTCAGAACCCGGCGACGGGCGAATGGAAGCTGGCGGTCGGCAAGGGCATCCCCGCCTCGCGCATCGATCTGCCGAGCTTCATCACCGCCGCGAACCTCTGTGATGAGCCGGTGACGCGCGCCGACGGTACGACCGAGGCGCGCTATCGCAGCGACGGCATCTACAGCGAGGGCGACGATCCCGGCCTGGTCCTCGACAATTACAAGGCGGCGATGAATGCCGTGCTGGACGATGCGGATGGCAAAATCCGCGTCACCGTCCTGCACAATGATCTGGCGACGCCGATCGGCGACCTGTCGACCAGCGACGTCATGGGTGAATTCACCTGGTTGCAGACCCCGCCGCTGACGGACTCGGTCAACATCATCCGGGGCGGGTACACCGACCCCTCGGCCAATTCCCTGTATCAGTTGGTCGACCTGCCCGAGGTGAAGATCGCGAGCCCGGATGGGATCGATCGACCGCAGACCGTGAACCTCGCCCTGGTCCAATCGCCGGGCCAAGGCCAGCGGCTGTTCAAGCTGCGCCTCGGCCGCGCGCAATATGGTGGCACCTTCACCGCCGTGTTCCAGGCGACGGCCTGGAAATACCAGAAGGGCGACGTCATCCGCTTCTCGTTCCTGCCGCTCGGGTGGGACAAGAAGCTGTTCCGCATCGCCGACATGGCGACGCAGGTCGACGGCACCGTGCCGATGATGCTGCGGGAAGAACATCCCGACATCTATCTGGCCTATTCCAACGAAGCGGCGGCAATCAAAGCCGCTGCGCCGACGACTTACGATCCGACGCTGTGGCCGGTGCAACAGGCCATCGCCGATGCTGGCAAGACGGCCGAGTGGTCGAATGTCTCGGGCACCGAAGGCGTCGTCACGGCCATCAAGAGCGCGGGCGACAAGGCCGACGCGATCACGAAGAACCTGGTCGGCGATAAGCTGAGCAACCTCCTGCGGACCCCGCTGGACGAGCAGGCCGCGTTCAATATTGATTTCGGCGCGGCGGCGATCAGCGCTGCCAGCGCCCTGGCCAAGCAGAACCTGGTCGCGATCCAGACCTTTGGCACCCGGATCGAGGACGATGGCAGCAAGGTCGCGGAGAGCTTCGAGCAGCTGACCAGCCGCCTGGACGAGGCCGAAAAGAAGGTGGCCGGGATCGACGTCAAGGGCGAGGTCGCAGCGGGGATGACCCAGCTGCGCCGGACCATCGCCAACGCGAATTACGCGTCGTTCGAGGCCGTCGACAATCGGATTGCCACCTACGGCGAAGGCGTGACGGCCTGGCAGATCAAGGAGGAAAAGGCGCGGGTCGAGGCCAACAAGGCCGTCTACAAAAGCGTCGACGAAGTCGGTCTCCGTGTCGTTCAGGAAGGCTTGGATCGCGCTGGGGCCATCAAAGACCTGCGCAATATGCTTATCGACGAGAATGGAAATCTCGTCGTCGAGCGCATTCAAGGCCTGGGCACGCGGGTCACCGTCATGCTCAACGGGAAGCCGGTCACGCTGGAGTCGGCGATCCAGACCGTCGACACATCGTACAAGACCGACGTCGGCACGGTCGCCAAAAGCGTAAAGACGCTCGCTGCCCGCATGGATGATGTTGGCGGTGCGACAATCGAGCAATCCTTCAAGACGGTCGCCGACAAGGTCACCGGCCTTTCCGCCGAATACACGCTGAAGGTCCAGACGGACCGGAATGGACGGAAGCGCGTCGCGGGCATGGGGATCGCGAGCGAAAACGGCGTGTCGGCGATCGTGCTGACCACCGACACCCTGAGCATTGAAACGCCGGATGGTGGCGACAAGCCGCTACTGCGGGCGGATATCGGCGGCGTCTACATGCCGAATGTGCGTGTCGACCATCTGTCGGCGGGTGCGATCGACTTCGAGTTTCTGTCGAGGCAATCGCTGAGAGACCCGGCTGGCGGCTACCAGGCGCTGCCGGGTGGCTTCTACATGATGTGGGGGCAGTACCGCCAATACATCAACAGCGAGACGTCTCTCTCTATCGTCTTCCCGATAGCATTCCCGACGATGTGCATGAGCTTTGTCGCGACGCCGTACATCAACAGCGCCAGCGATGTCCGCGACCTGTGGCTCCAGAACATGGGCGCGCCCAGCCGCTTCGGCGCTTCCGTCTACACCCAGGCACCGAACGTCACCCGCCAGACCCTCGACGGCTTCGATTGGTTCGCGGTCGGCTACTGATTGAAGGACACAGCAATGCCCAGCCCATTTGAACAGGCAGGCACGGTCGCCGTCACGCGCGGGTCGCGCACCGTGACAGGCACGGGCACGGCATGGCTGGCGGGCTATGACGGCCTGGTGCTCAACATCGCGGGCGCGGTGTTTCCGGTCGCCTCGGTCGACGGTCCGAGCAGCCTGACGCTGGTCGAGCCTTATCCAGGCGTGACGGCCGCCCAGCTGTCCTATTTCCTGCTGCCGATCATGAATGAGAATTACGCCCTTTCCCGGAAGGTGCTGTCTCTCATCGCGGCGACCGAGACGCTGGCCGGATCGGCCGTCGTGAATCCCCCGCAGGGTGATCGCGGCCCCCAGGGCGTCGGCGTGGCGAACGCCTATGTCGACCAGGCCACCGGCCACCTGATGCAGCGCCTGACCGATGGCAGGCTGATCGATGCGGGTCAGGTCGTCGGAGCGGTCGGCGCGCCCTTCACTATCCCCATCGAATGCTATGCGGATGACGAAATCGTGCGCGTCGACGAGGAGGCGGGCTGGATGATGGCCCCCGCCGCCATGATGCTGTCGGCTGTCAGCCTGTCGGTGCGCAAGCCGGATCAATCCCCTGCCGGGACGCTCGGCATCCAGGCCGACCTGAAGGTCAGCGGGGCGTCGATCCTGTCGGCTCCGCTGCGCGTCCTGCCAGGGCAGCGATCCAGCCGGGCGGCGGGCACCGCGCAGCCGACGATCACCCGCGCGCTGGTCGGCCTGGACAGCCTCATGACGCTGGCGGTCCAGGCCGAGGGCAAGGATGCGGAGGGCCTGCGCCTGGTCCTTCAGGGCACCTGGGCATGAGCAAGCTGCGGGTCGATTTCGCGGGCGGTCGCTTCTCGGTCGGCAAGCGCAGCTTCGCGCGCGCGGCCGACGTGGCCGGGATGACGGTCATCGGCGCGGGCGGGATCACGCTGGCGTCGGACGGGAGGCTGCGCCTGTCGCCTGCCGGACAGCCGCGCATCGTGGCGAGCGCCGGGCTGAAGCTGGAGCCTGCCGCGACCAATTTGCTGACGATGCGCAACGCGGCGCCGACGTCGATCGACGGCTATGCCCGGCTGTCCAATCGGCCGAGCGGCGCGGATATCCTGGTCGCCGATGACAGCGCGGCGCTGGCCGCATCCGGGATATTCGACGAGCTGCTCGCAGCGGGCGTTATGTCGGGCAAGGTCATCCGGTGCATCAATCCAAGCGACACCGATTTCGCCGTTCCCTTCGCCAATGCGGCGGGTGGCCAGCGGCTGGGGATTTCGGCCTATGTCCGCTGTGTCAAAGGCTCCGGCTATCTGACCGTCACGGGCGGCGGCGGGTCGACGCCCGATTTCTCCGGCCCCGAATGGCGACGGGTCGGCCGCGTGCATACGGCGACGGCGAGCGGGGGCCAGGCGCGCCTGATCGTGCGGGCCGGGTCCGAAGTCCTCATCATCCTGCCACAGGTCGAGCTGGACCGCATCACAAGCCCGATCGTCACGCTGGGCCAGGCTGCCACGCGCGGAGCCGAGACGCTGGTCGATGTCGCACCGCGCTATTCCCGGCCGCACACAATCCTGATCGAGCTGGAGCTGGACCGGGCGGACGGCATCGATCGCCGCGTCCTGACCCTCGTGTCACCGACCGGCGGCGAGATCGCGGTCAGCCGCACGATCGACAATGCGCTGTCCGTCACCTCGACCGCCAGCCCGTGGCGGCCGCGCATCGCGCGCGTGCTGGGGCCGGGGCGGCTGCGGGTGGCGCTGCGCGTATCGCCCAGGGGCTGGACGCTGGCGGCGGCAGGGATGCTGCGCCACGATTGCTGGCGCGAGCCGCCTGCCGGTCTGTCCAGGCTGATTATCGGCGCGGATGCGGCGGGAGGCACGCCGCTGAACGGCACGATCCGGTCGGTCGAGGTGCGCGGCGAGCTGTCGGACGGCGCGCTGGCACAGTGGACGGCGACCGGCACGATGGTGGTCGACGCGGCACGCTATGTCTCGCCGACCGGCGACGACACGGCGGACGGGACCACCCCGGCCAAGGCGTGGAAATCGCTGGCGGTCGCAGCGATGCTGGGCGTGCTGGCGGCGGGGAGCGAGCTTCGGCTGGCGCGAGGCGGCACCTGGGCCGAGACGCTCTATGCCAGCTATGGCTGCACGTACACGGGCTTCGGCGCGGGCGATCGCCCCCGCGTCGGCGGAGGATCGGTCGGCGTCGACGAGAATGGCCAGAGCCTCTGGCGGCTCGACGGGCTTTGCGTCACCGGGGCGACCCAGCGCGGGGTCAATACCTATGGCGGCTCGGGCATCATTATCGACACCTGCGAGGTGACGGGGAACGGGTCGCGCACCGACCCGAATGCGATCGCCATCGCCCTGCGCGGCAATACGCGTCGCGCGGTGGCCGTCCTGCAATTGGCCCCGGCCGATGTGCAGGTGACGGGGATCGGAGCGACCGAAGCCGCGCTGACCGGCGTCTTTCGCCTGGAGTGCACGACCGGCGGCAGCGGTGGCGAGACGCGCTGGCAGATACGTCGGCCGGACGGATCGGTCGTGGGCACGGCCAGCGGTGGGGTCGCCTATTCCTCGTCGACGGTCGGCATCTCTTTCACCATCGCCGGGACCGCTGCGATCGGCGACGTGGTCGAGCTGCGCACGCTGCCGTTTCGCGAGATCGCCTTCCCAGGGAATGCGCTGGCCGAGGATGTCGCGGTGCGGCGTTGCTACGTCCACGACAATTACGGCCTTCGCACTGGCAATGGTGCGGGCGACGGCATCTATTGCGAGGGCATTGGCGGGGTCACGCTGATCGAGGCGTGCGACGTGCCACCGCCCGAGGGTGCGCAGGCCGACTGTATCCAGATCGGCCGCTCGACGGCGCTGTACGTCCGCAATCCAGCCTACGCCATCGTGCGCAACAATTGCGTCGTGGCCTTTACGGGCGGCGGCAAGGGCGCGATCGTCGTGCGGTCCGAGACGTGCCTGATCGAGGGCAATCGAGTGCGCGGGCACAATTTCTGCATCGGCGTGATGGCAAGCGGTATCGTGCGCTGGAATTACTGCGAAAATGCCAATCTCTATCCCTACAGCTGGGCGATCGGGCCGGGCGAGGACAATGATGTCGTCAGTCTGCACATCTATGGCAATGTGATCGTCGGCTGTCGTCGTGGTATCTCGTCGTCGGGCAATGGCACAACCACGATGACACTGGATGGCCGCGTCGTCCGGCTGCAATATCGCAAGGATTTCGTCGCCAACGACAATGACATCCGCGACGCGGACGTCGGGCTTTTCATCGATCGGCCGACCGGCGGGGTGCTCCAATCCAACCGGGCCACGAACGTCGCCAAATTGCTCGACATTCGCATCACCGCGCTGCCGCCCGGCGAGACCGAGCTGCGCACGGACCAGGCGTTTGCGCGCGCCGCTGCCTGATTTCTTCCTGATCTACAGTACCATTTAGGAGACACCCGATGTCCGAGCCGATCAACTTCTTCGGCTTGGCCGGGGCGAAATACGGGCCGACGATCGCCGGTATGGTGATCGGGACGGCCGCCAAATACGGCCTGGCCGTGACCGAGGGGCGGCGACTGTCCTGGCGCAGCGTCTTTGCGGATCTGCTGCTGCTTGGGATGCTGGGCCTGCTGGCGATCGCGATCAGCGACGCGGCCGCCCGGATCATAGGCGTCTCGGTCGGGACCGATTACCGCGTCCTGATCGGGTCGCTGGCGGCCGTCAGCTCCGATCGCCTCGTGCGCCTGGCGCGCGACCATTTCCTGAAGCGCGTCGACGCCGAGCTGGACCAGCTCCCCGCGCGCTGACCCCGACCACCTGAAAGGACCGACGACCATGACGACGCCACTCGCACCGTGGCGCGCAGCCGCGCGCGCGCCCATTACCCGCTCGATCAGCAGCATCGCGGTCCACTGCACCGCAACCCCGGCCGGGCGTGCGGTCAGCGCCGAACAGATCCGCGGCTGGCACCTGGCCAAGGGCTGGAAGGATATCGGCTATCACTTCGTCGTCGGCCTGGACGGCACGATCGAGATCGGCCGACCGAAGGCGCAACCCGGCGCCCATGTCGAGGGCTTCAACGCCCATTCCATCGGCGTGGTCTATGTCGGCGGTACCGACGCGGCCGGAAAGCCCGTCGACACCCGCACCCCGGCGCAGAAGGCCGCAATGCTCGATCTGCTGGCCGAGCTGAAGGGCGCGCACCCGGCGGCCGTCATCAAGGGCCACCGCGACTATTCGCCCGATCGCAACCGCGACGGCCAGATCACGCCGAATGAATGGCTGAAAGCCTGCCCCTGCTTCGACGCGCTGACCGAATATGCGCGCGTCGGCCGCCCCGCCTGATCCCCTGGAGGACATCATGACCGACATCAAATATTGGTGGCAGAGCCGGACGATCTGGCTCCAGATCGTCGCCGCGCTTTTCGCCATCCTCGCCACCTTCAACATCCTGCCCACCGGCATCGACCAAGACCAGCTGGTCGGGGCGATCATGGGCTTCGTCGCGATCGCGACGCTGATCCTGCGCTTCCGGTCAACCCATGTCATTGCGACCGACACCCTGCCGCCCGGCATGGGTGCCCGCGCTAGGATCGCGGCGATCGGCCTGGCGCTGGGCCTGGCGGCGTGCGCCACCCCGACCGGCGCGCCCTCCTCGATGCAGCGGCTGGCGCGGATTACCGACCAATTCGACCAGGCGCGCGCATTCGCCGCGCCCTTCGTCGCCTTCCTGCCGCCCGAGCGGGCCGCCCTGGTGCGCGCGGCGGCCGAGCTGGTCAGCCAGGCGCTGGCGACGGCGCGCAGCGCGTCCAGTACGGCCGAGCGCAATGACGCGCTGCGCACGGCCGAAAAGGCGACGGCCGAGTACCGCTTCGTCACCGGCGGTTGACGATCGGCGGTCCGGGCGGCAAGGCCGACTTGCTGCTCTGGACTAGCCGAAAGGAGCAGCCCGTGCGCGGCAAGAACAGGCACCGGCTTTGCCGGGTGGCCTGCTGAATGAAAGACCCGCCCGGTACGCGGCCGGGTGGCGCGATAGGCAGAGACCGCCCCACCACTCCCCCATTACCGACCATTATCGGTCACTACCCGTTCCCTGGCGACAGAGCGCCACCCCCTGCCGGCAGTCCGCCGGTGGGCCAGACTTCGCGCGCGTAGCCGACGTGCCTTCGCGAAGGACAATCCCATTTCCAGCATCTCGACCCCCGCCCCGTACCTCGGCGGGAAGCGTAACCTCGCCAAGCGTCTGACCGCCCTGATCGGTGCGACGCCGCATCGGATCTACGTCGAGCCCTTCGTGGGCATGGGCGGGATCTTCCTCCGCCGATCGCGCCCCGCGCCGGTCGAGGTCATCAATGACATTTCGGGCGACGTCATCAACTTCTTCCGGGTGGCGCAGCGCCACCCCGACGCACTGGCCCAGGATCTGCGCGGCCGACTGTCGAGCCGTGAGGAATTCGAGCGCCTGCGCCGCGTGGATCCAACGACCCTGACCGACATCGAACGGGCCGGTCGCTTCCTGTACCTTCAGCGCCTGACCTTCGGCGGCAAGATCCGCACCCGCACTTTCGGCGTCGACAAGACCGGCTCCAGCCGTTTCGATCCGCGCAAGGTGATCCCCAACCTCGAGCGCCTTGGCTCGCGCCTCGCGGGCGTGACGATCGAACGCCTGGGCTATGCGGCCGTCATCGAGCGGTACGACGACCCGCGCGCCCTGTTCTATCTCGATCCGCCCTATTGGGACTGCGAGGACGATTACGGCACCGGCGTCTTCGAGCGCGCCGACTTCGAGCGCCTGGCCGACCAGCTCGCCACCATTCGCGGCCGCTTCATCCTCTCGATCAACGCCACCGACGGCGCGCGCGCCGTCTTCTCCCGCTTCGACATCGAGGACGTCGAGACGACCTACACGGTCGGCTCCGGCAGCGGGAAGCGGGTCCGCGAACTCATCATCTCCAACATTTCCAACCGGAAGGACTGACATGCCCCAGGATCGCTACGGCTCGAATGCCGATACCGTAACCGCGCCCGCCAACAGGTCGCTGAATGTCGTGCCGCACGACACGAACGAGCTGGGCTTCCTCCCGAAGGGTATCATGGTCGGCACGGCCGGGACGATCGTCGGCCGCCTGCGCGACGACGTCGCTGACCGCACCTATAAGGTCTGGGTCGGATATCACCCGATGCGCTTCAAGCTGATCAAGGCAACGGGCACCACCGCTGCCGATATCGTGGCGCTCGACTGATGTTCGGCTTCGGCTTTTCCGCGCTGGCGATCGCGATCGCTGGGCTGCCCGTGTCGGTCGATCCGGCACCTCTGATGCCGACCCAGGTGGTCGACGCGGCCCGCTACATGTTCTGGTCGACTAGGGCGCGCTTTCCATCCGGCGCGCTGACGACCGCTGCGGCCGACACGAACTTCAAGCTCAGCAAGATCGTGATGAACGCGCCGGTTCACACCGTCACCAACCCGCGCTTTCATTTCAGCGGGTTTGCCTCGACCGAGGGCAGTAACAGCCCGCAGGAGACGGTCCTGCCCGGGAATGCGCAGACGATCGTCGGTGCCTGGCTTAGCGTGAACGGTGGCGCGCCGATCGCGCTGTCGTTCGGTGGTCAGCCCGGGGCGACGATCGCCAGCGGCAACATCGGCGTGTGGACCGACGAGCCCAATGTCGAAATCCCGGCCGAGGCGGCGGTGGCGGTGTGGACGCTTTATTCGACGGCGGCGGGCGAAAAGCAGATTCCGGTGTATCGTATCCAGCGGCACCGGGGCGAGCGGATATGGGGCGCCACCGATGCAGCGAGCCTTATGCCCATGCTGACCGCGCCGGATACGCCGTCGACCGCGTCGCTGGACACTGGCTTCGGCCAGTCGATGCCCGCCTATTACGGCCCGGATATGACGGTCGCACGGGGCTGGGACGGGCGTCCGGTCCTGCTGGGCCTGGTCGACAGTATCGGCGAGGCGCGACAGGAATATGCGCTCGAGGCCGATACGCGCGGCAACATGGGATGGCTGCGGCGCTGGCTGGACGTCGATGATCCCACGTATCGCCGGGTGCCGCATTGGGTGATGGGGATGCCCGGCTGCGGGTCGGCGCGTGAGCTGGGGACTAACGCGACCTTGCGCTGGCAGGTCCTGGATCAGGCGATCGCCTTCAACACCAATTCGGCGCGCCCGTTCACGAGCGTGCTCAATCAGCTGGGGCAGAACGACTCCAATAGCAACTATTCGACGATGCAGGCCAACTGGACCGGCCTGGTCGACCGCTTCAAGTCGCGTTACCCGAATGCGCCGATGGTCGGGGTGGGCGTCCTAAGCCGCGACACTTCCAACGACATGTTCACCAGTCGCACCGGCCAGACGCCTGCCGCCTATAACGAATGGACGTCGACCACCAACGGTTGGGGCAACGGGTTCAAATGGCTGCTGGAAGCCTTCAAGGAGGCGGGCGCGGGCGGTCGGCTGACCGGCTATATCGACACGCGACCAGCGTGGTTTGATCCGGCCTATCCCGCCACCTGGCCGGTCATCCCCAATACTTTCACCCTTGCAGCCCAGGCAGGGACGGACGGCACGACCGCCTACACCACGATCCAGACCACTACCGCGCCTCTGGTCGGGGATATCCTCGTATCGGGAAGCACCTGGCTGCAGGTCCAGGCGGTCGCAGGCGCGGGGCCGTACACCGTCACGGTCTCTTCCACGACGGCCGTGCTGCCCGCCGGTACGGTCCTGCGCCCGCAAGCTTGCCCGGAAGGCGTGCACCCGCTGCCCTCAATGGTCCGGATCATCGTCGCCGCCATTTCCCAGGGGCGGAAGGCGCTGTTCGTCTAGCGGGGGGTATCGCTGGGGAATGGCGGTCGCCCAACGACCCCATGAACCCGCGCTTTTCCGCCGATTCGGCGAAACCGGGGCGGATACTCCCTCCGCCCCGATTGCGGGCAGAGCTTGCCCGACAGCTTCGCCCACACGGGTGAAGGCTTCGTTACCGCGCCACGCCGCGCCTTGGACTTCCTCCCAACTGAACGCCCCCGCCTAGTCCACCTGGGCAGGGGCGTTCGTGCTTTCGGATACCAATATGCTCTCCAACGCCGCCCTTCAGCGCGTGCGGGTGAAGCCCCGCGCCTATAAGATGTGGGACGCGCAGGGCCTGCACCTGTATGTCGCGCCCACCGGCCTGCGGGCCTGGCGCGTCCGGATCAGGGCCGACCGGCGCGAGGCCGTCATCTCGCTGGGCGACTGGCCCAATGTGTCGCTCGACGACGCCCGCGAGGCAGCGGGCATCGCGCGCGGGATGTACATCCACGGCGTCGAGCCCAAGGCCATATCTGCGAAGATGGCCGAGCGCCTGGCGCAGTCGGCGATCACCGTCGAGCAGCTGGCCCGCGACTGGCACGCCGATCGCCGCGACCGCTGGACCGCCGTCCACGCGGCCGACGTTCTGGCCAGCCTCGAGCGCCATGTCTTCCCGGTGATCGGCGAGGATCTGGCGACGGCCATCACCACGCCGCAGCTGCTGCGCCTGCTCGGCCGGATTGCGCGCACCGGCGCGGCCGAAACGGCGCGGCGCATCGCGCAGCGCCTCTCGGCAATCTATCGCTTCGCGCGTACCCGAAGTATCGTCGACGGCGACCCCGCCGCTGGCCTGGTCCGCGAGCTGGCGACCGGCGCGCCCGTCAAGCGCCAGCCCGCGCTGGAGGATCTGGGCGAAGCCCGCGCGCTCCTCGATGCCGCCGATCGCGCGCGTGTCGCCCCGGCGATCCGGCTGGCGTCGCGATTATTGGCGCTGACCGCTGTCCGCCTCGCGGCCGTGCGGGGCGCGCGGTGGGACGAGATCGAGGGCGTCGACTGGTCGACCGACGCGCCAGCACCGGCGGCGCTATGGCGCATTCCGGCCGTGCGGATGAAGATGGCGGTCGCCAAGAAGGCCGACGCGGCCAATGCCCACCTCGTGCCGCTGTCTGCGGCGGCCGTCGCGGTGCTTCGCCAGGCGCGGGCCATCGGCGGCGCGGATCTGATCTTTCATCGCGGGGGCCGACCCATCGGCGAGGGCGCGATCGGCGCGCTGTACGCGCGGTGCGGTGTCGGCGGGCGGCATGTGCCTCACGGATGGCGCGCCACCTTTTCGACGGCGCTGAACGACCGCTTTCCGGACGAACGCTTCGCCATCGATCGCGCCCTGGCCCACGTCCAGGCGTCGGCCGTCGAGGCGGCGTACAATCGGGCGCAGCATCTCGACCGGCGACGGTGGCTGTTCGATCGGTGGGCGGAAATCCTGCTCGATACGCCAGCGCCGGGCGATCGGCCGGAATGAGAATGGCACGGTTCGTGCCGTCCCCCCCTCGATAGCCCACGGGCGGCACAGCCGCCCGGTCCCGACGGACGCCTCTTGGCCGTCGGGTGCTTTGGGTAGGCCGGTCAGACCTGGGGGGGACCTAACAAACTGCGCATGGACCCGCCTAAAGCGGGGCCATTCCTTTTCATCTAACCCCTTGAGCCGGATACTGACCCTTAGGTGTACTCGCGCTCTCGACCTGCGCGCCGAGGCGCGCCAAGGCATCTCGCAGGTCCGGAGACGACGGCACTGGCGGCGGCGCTGGGGGCAAAGGCGGCGTGGAGTGCTGCCGGGTGGCGTGGGCGGCGCGGCGCTGGGCACGACGGCTCATGAGGTCGCGGAAGCGCTGGCGGACGTTCTTGGGCAGGCTGCCTATGTCGAAGAAATAGGCGTTCGTGACCTGGACGCGCTGGGGCGCAAACTCGCCCTTGCGGTCGGTCTTCTGTGATCGGCGCACCCAGCGCAGGAAATTGTGCTGCTTCAGGCGCGCAAGGGCGCGGATCACCGTCGTCCTGGACAAGCGGCCGATTCGCGCGAGCGTGTCGATAGCGGGCTCCAGGCGGCCGGTCTTGAAGCAGATCGGCACGCCGCGCACGCCGAGCAGCATCTCGAGGACACGGATGCCGGTCCAGCCTAGCGGCCGCACGCCCCGATCGCCTCGGTGATGATCGTCATATTCGCGGGCGGTCTGGAGGAATGAATCCCGCCAGTCCATCGCGCCCCCGACCGTGCCGTCGCCGATCGGACGCCAGACATTGGCCCGCTTATCGTCGACGTCATAGCTGTCGCGCCGGACCGTGCGGTCTTCTCCTCGCACTTTTCCGGACAGCTTTGCTGCCAGGGCCTTGGTGATTTGGCGCGTCTCCCGCGCGGCCGCGAACGTCATCTTTCGGCTTCCCCAACCGAAGTAATCTGGATGCACGAAAGCGCCGCCTGAATCGCATTTTCAGACGCGCGCTGTGCAAATCGGCAGACCTGTCACCAGGTCTTGAAGGGTGGGATTGGCCAGCAGCCTTCCTGCGCAATTCCCGCGCAGGTCAGAGACGTTCTCTGTAAATGCTGGCTAAATTGTCGCTGGCACCGCGCTAACGACGCTCAAGATTCCCCAAAATGAAGGACATCTATTGCGTTCGTAATGCGGGGGTCACAGGTTCGAGTCCTGTAAGCGGCACCATCACGACTCCGGAACAAACCTGGAAAACCGCAGAAATCTGCTGTAAACTGCCTCACCGCGGTCCCGCGAAATCTCATTATGTTCCGCCGTGGCCCATTCAAAAGGGGCCACGAACGTTGTGGGAGGCGTGGCCTCATGCTGACGGTTGCGCAGATCCGGGCGCTGAAACCGGCAGCGCGTCCCTCCAAGGTGGCCGATACGGACGGCATGTATCTGCTGGTGCAGCCATCCGGCGCCCTGCTTTGGCGCCTTCGCTATCGATGCTGCGGCATGAAGCGCAAATTGTCGCTGGGCAGTTTCCCCGATGTCTCCCTGGTCCAGGCGCGCCGGAAGCGCGACGAGGCCAAGGCCGAGCTCGATGACGGGATCGATCCCGTCGAGGAAACCATCCAAGTGCAGACACCGCCCAGGACCCTTGCCACTTCCCACACCGATGCGGGCGAGGCGCCGCTTCCGTCCAAGGCTGCCCAAATACGGTAA